GGAGAATCTCCTTCTTCAGCACAGCAACTTCCACTTTGGGTCGTCACTGGTTGGGCCACAAACACCCTCTTGTTTGGGATTTTGTGAATCTGCCCGGGCACCAGGCTTACCCAGGTAAGCGTGTGTGCCTGACGTTTCGGTTCACAACAACCCGAAACAAGAGTTTCCCGACGGGCTCCCCGGCGGGGGACAACCACACTTGGGTGTATTCTATGCTTCCATACACCCGGACGAAGTCTCCACTTCCGCAACTTCTCTTCCGTTAATCTCTTACGATTAACAGGGAAGTAATGTGGAGGTCGCTCGGCAAACCCCGGCTTTGGAAGAAGCCACGACAGGAGGTTTGCATTTTGATCATCATATATGGGATGACGTGACTTTTGCCAGGCAAAAGACACGGGTTTCATCCTCATATTACAGGAACTTAGGTAGTCCCGGTTTCGCCGGTCCAACCCAAGCTCATGATCAACGAGCTCATCTGACTTGGGCAAACGCCCACCCATGCCACCGAAGCACATGGGACCGATGAGGTTCCGGTTATCTCCCTCGACTCTAGTACATAGAGCCTTGTAGAGAGATATGTTCTTGAAACGGTCTGGTATACAGTTCCAAGATGCGCCAGACATCGGAGCCAGGTACAGGGAAACAGGAACGAATGGTATCTCTCGTAATACTTTCTTACGGAAAGTAAAATACCGAGAGCATAGGGTGATGAATCTGTCGCTATGATAGACTTTGCCAGGACTTGGCTTCATCCCCAGTTCGCTTGCTGTTGTTTCCCATGTTTTCTTCTCTTCCCTTCTGCAACGGAAGGCCGCATCATCACCATTCACTAAGAAAGGATTCTTAGTGGCACATCGTATGATGTATGCATTGGTGAGACACAAGAGAGGAAAACTGAGGAGAGAACCCATAAGTGTACCCTTCCTTTGGATCACGGATCTGTCCTTATAATGGATCCGTCGTCCAAGGGAACACTCCCTCCTCGCAGTTTCCAAAAGATTCTCGAGTTCCTTCGACCCGGAACGATTGATTATCTCACCTATCAACCGTGATTGGAAACTGCCGTCGACATCGTCTGTTGCATTGGTATAGTCGACACTCAAGACCTCGCCCAGGGATTTTGGACCAAGGATGTCCAAATCCGATTTTACCAGAGGACCCAAAGGATTTATTGGGCGCCCGATGAGCGTGAATTCAGGATAGGTCTTGAGATGGGTGTGGAGCGCAAGCTGTAGTGGTTGAAGATTCTTGAGTAACCGAGATCCCTTGGTTATGACGCGAATCTTTCCGGCGTCCTGAACGCCGACAGCCTTTACGCACGTGGAGACACACCCCTTCGTACTATCGAGCCAGATGGAACGGACCCGATTCCGGAGTAAGATCGTACCTGCTCCTCTCTGGATTTCGAGTGAATCGAAATCGTGGGGAGATAGGTTATCCGGATTAAGTACGGTTGAACCCTCTAGACAAGATTTGTTCTTGATAGAACATCTCATCAACCATGAGCTTCTACCGGCCCAACCTTGTGGAAAGTAGTTATCTACAATCCACTTAACTGGGTCGTGGCGGTTCTCCATCCCAACTCCAATTGAGGAGTGGCGGATCAGAGCTGCCTGGATCTCTTCCTTGTCTAGGGGCGGGAACGCACGCTTTAACTGTAAGAGACTTGCCATGACGCAAGTCGATCT